TCGACCTTCAGATACGCGGTGCCTGCGAACGGGCCTTGCGGCATGGTTCTCTCCTGCGTCGGGATGAAAGATCACTGGCGATCCTTCATTCCGGCGCAGCGCGTTCAACGCTCAGAACCTCGGGAAAATTTGCAGTCGATTGCTGAAGAAGCCGGGCGGCAAGACTGCCTGCAACGATTGCGCGGACGGATACAGTTCCTCGATGCAGGTCGGGGGACCGGAGCGGCGGTGATCCATCATCAGCAGATCGCGCCGCCGATCGAACGCGCTCCAGATGAAATTCCCCATGCCGCCGCCGATCACCATCACGCGGGTGTCGTATCTCGCAGCCACATCTTTCTGGGAGATGACCGAGAATTCGCCGGGCACGTCGGCGAGTGGTGAGAGGTCGCCAATGGCACTGACATCGAGTTCGAGGAAGATCACCTTGCTCCTGCCGCGCCACATCGGTTCGAACAGCACCATCTTATTCCACCAGCCAACGAGCCCGATCGCGCTGATGTCAACGAAGGCAACGCCAGAACAGCGTTCCGGCTGGTCGGTCAGGCAGACCAGCGTGTGCTTGCGATCGAGATGGCGCGCGATCTGGTTGCGCATGGTGGTGACGCGATCGAAGCAGCATCTGACGCCAATGCGGAGACAGGCGACGATCAGATCGCTCATGATCCATTGGCGCAGATTGCGACACCATCGCGCAGCGCCACCTTCTGGAAGCACCTGATCGCCGACACCGGACAGGCGTTGACGACGCTGATGCCTTGCTGGGTGAGATAGGGGACATAGACCGAAAAATGCTCTGCCCAACTCGCCCATTTGCTCGATGGCGAATTGCCATCGTAATCGAAACCGAACAGCACGATCTGCTTGGCGTGCTTGTGGATGCAGACTTGCAGCGCGCCGAAACCGCTGGTGCCGCCGCCATAGATCACGCCCGGATCGTCAGAGAGGTTTTGCCCGTCGAGCCGCTTCAGGAATGTGATGTTCTTCGCTGGCGGCGGATCAGCTTGATCGTCGCGCACCGCCCAATAGATGCGGCTCTGCACGCTGGCGAGCTTGTCGCGGCAACCGCTGAAATCAAGTCCGAACACTGCATCCGCCCACGGGATGTCGAAGATCGTGCCCTTGACCGCAAGCACATGCGCGCCGCGCAGTCTCTCGAAATCGAAATCAATGAGCGAAGGCCCGCCGCCGATCACGGCGACGGGCTTGTCATCCCAAAACGGCTTGTTGATCTTGCCGTACAATGGTTCCTCTTACTTCGGCTGCGCTGTCGGCGGCAGACCCTGATCGGGGTGCGCTGCCGGATCAATCGCCTTGCCGTGCCATTCGGTCGTGTTTGGCAGGTGCCAGAGAACGACCAGCTTCTCTTTCAGGTTTGGCGGGACCGGGGGCGGCGTGATGCCGGGAGGAACCGGCAGACTGTTGTCGGGATGACCCGGTGACCACGGTAGCGAGTTGTCTGGATGACCGGCGGACGAGCCCGGCGGGCGATTGCCGGGATGACCGGGCACAGACGGCAGCCCGTGATCCGGGTGACCCGGATGGAAGATCGGCGGTGATACGTGTCCGCCACCGGGCAGACCGTGCGATGGATGCAGGCCGCTGCCGATACCATAGTCGGGATCGATAGGACCGCCGCCGACTTCCTGAAGGATCAAGCATAGTGCTAATTTCGCCATTTCGTTCTCTCCTTGGGGTTTGCTTCGCGCGCCCTTTAAGCGCGCGAAGTGTGACGAGCGTTAGACGGCGATCGAAGTATCGACGCCGCGATTGTACTGGAGCCTGAATTGCGCCAGCACAGCGAAAACGCGCAACTGGTTGATCAGGTCCGGCGGGTACAGCACGTTGATGCGGTTCGGATCATTCGGATCGCGCTCCACGATCAGGTTCTGCTTGAACGCGGTGGCGTTCTCGACGCGACCCAAGAATTCATCGAAGCGATATTGCGCGATCAGTTCCGCCTTGATGATCTTCGGTGTCACGATCGCCTGACCGGCACCAAAGCGAGTTCCGTCATCTGCCAGCTTGTGCCTCGGATATTTCGAGGTGATGGCGTAGCGCTGCGATCGGAACAATGCCGAGAGCGTGGCGAGCGTCGGCACCAGTTCATAGGCGTCGTCGCCCTGACCATAGAGGTTCTTCTGATAGGTCGTGCTTTCCCGCTTGATCGCCGGGATGCCATCGGCGTTGACGCCCTGCGTTGCAATGCCGACCCCGGAGAGATCGTTCAATTCCTTCATGGTGAAGCGCTGATGCTTTGGCGGCGGCAGACAGCCTTCCAGCGCCAGCGTCTGCAACGGACGCGCGGGATCGTTGACCAATGCCCGCGCGGCCTTCGCGGTGTAGGCTGCCGCGAAACACCACGGCGGCGTCGGCGAGTTCGCCTCGATGCCCATGACCGAGACAACGCCGGAGTTGTTGTTCGGGCCGTACTCCAGCAGTTCGCCGTAGCCCTTCGGATCACCAACCGCTGCAACGCCGCGCCGCGCCGCGAAGACGTGCCCATAGAGTTGACGCATCCAGCCCCAGCGCCCGCTGTCGCCGAAACCATATTCCGTCTCCAGCAGCGCCAGCGACGTGCTGTCGGTGTAGGCGCTCGCGACGTACTCATAGGGCTCGTCGCCAAGATTGGCGATGGCGTTCGTCAGGTCCACTTCGCCAGTGCCGCCCGACAGCTTGTTCCCGGTTGGCACGGTGATCGTCAGCCCAACCGGCACCTGTTCTGCCGCGAGCGCGCCGCCATAGGCCATGCGCACGTCGATGTCGTTGCCCTCGACGCCCTTGAACTTCGCGGTCAGATCAACTGCGCCCATCGTCCCGACGAGTGCCTTCACCGGCATTGAAGGATCGGCAGTGATGGCGTCGGCGATGTTGCTCGCGGTGTCTGCAACGTCTTCACCAGCGGCGACAAACACCTGCACGCGGCGACCTGCGATGTAGACCGGCAACGTGCCTGCGGAGGTCGCAGGAGCCGTCACGGTGATCGTCCCGGTCGCGGGAACGCCAGCGGTGGCTTCCTTGATCGGCAACACCCATAGCTCTTGAGCAAAATTGTTCTGGGTGAAATAGTCCACCATGCCGTCGAGCATCGAGCCGTAGCCGAACAACTGCCGCGCGTCGGCCACTGAAGGCACCGGCACCGGCACATCAGGTAGCGCGCTGCCGCTTGCGTCCATCGTCCCAATGATCAGCGATGCGAGGCGCGAGCGAGGATAACCAGCCATGCTTGGATCGACTTCGACCCAATACAGCGGCATCCGCCAGTTGGCGGGAATTGAATTGAAGGACACAGGCATGTGCGTGGTCTCCTCTCAGGTCAGGGGTTTTGCGAGCCATTGGCGCGCTTTGCGGCGGGAAGTTTGTAGACCTGCTCCAAGACCGGCGTGCCGTCAGGACCGACCGTCTTGACATCGACGGTCGCGAGAACGTCGTGGATGCGCGGTTCGAAATAACTGCGAGTTTGAATGCTCACCTCGACACGAATTTCGAACAGCGTTGTCTCGCCAACCTTGGCGTACTGCCCGACGCGGTCCATCGCCGTGAAGCCTTCGGTCATCTTTACGAAGCCCGCGTCCGAAAACAGAATGTCATCGATCGTCGCCATCCATTCTTCCAGCGCGCTGATCTGATCCTGCTTGTCGGTCTCCATGTTCACGGCACCGGAAAAGCCCAGCGTGATGTCATGAATGAACATCGGCTCGCCTTGGTTGGACTGACCGTCCACCACGCGCCGCTCACGCAGCAGATGCACCGCAAGCACCGGCAAATCGCCGGGCTGTATCTGGAGCATCGGCGTCCGCCGATAGGTCTTGAAGGTGTCGCCAAAACCCTGCTGCAACAATTGCAGCGCCTTGGCGTGAATGTCGTTTGCGGTATGGCTCATGACCGCCGCTCCGATGGAAACGGGGTGACCACATCGTTCGGGTTCTTCAGGCGCAGCAGCAGCGTGCCGCCGCCTTGCCCGTCCTCATCCAGATCGCCGATCCAGAACTGCTTGCCGTAGGCAGGGTGCCGCCTGTCAGTGATGGTGACGTGATCGCCTTCCTCGGGATATGCCGCGAAGTCCCTCAACCGGATGTCGAGTTTGGTCTGCTGATCGGAATAGATCGTTTCGTCTTGCAGGATCACATCAACCGGCGCGGACGAGTAGACGCCGAACGTGGCAAACGGGAGAACGCCCGGCTGGCTCACGGTCGGCGTGTACACCACGGCGATCTGAAAGATGTCGCCCGCTGGTTTGAGGACCAATGCATCGAAATCGATCATTAGCTGTGCGTGCCCTTCAGCAATGCGAGCGGGCGCGTACACCAGTTGAGCGCGTTCATCTGGGTGTCCATGTGGACGCCCTTGTCGTTCGGCATGTCGTACTGCTTGACGTAGCGCGGGATGCCCATCGTGTTGACGGTCTCGATGTAGTCGGCGGGGGCGAAGACCGTTGCGAACAGGTTCGGCACGCCGGTTGGATAGAAGTAGCAGGCGTCGGTCTCGATCATCGGAGAGCCGCCGACATAGCCGCGATAGTTGATCCAGAGAATGCCGCCGAACACGAACGATCCCCAAATCTGACCACCGGCTGAGATGTAGTCGGTGCGCAATTCAGCCGCGTTGATCGAGTTGAGATAGGTCGCACGCACTTCGGCGCTTGCAATCATCGCGTCGAAGAACGCATCGCCGCACAACGCTTCGACGCCAGCGAATGTCTGGCCGTCAAGATTTGTGCCCATGGTGCGGACCACCGCCGCGCACTGCTGCCTGATCGTGCCGGTCGCTGGCGTTGCCGAGAACACGAAGTTGATCGCAGCCGGTGGCGTGATGCCGTATTCGTTGAACAGGTTTGTGGTCGAGCCGTCGCCATAGGTGATGATGCCCTTGACTGCGCCGACGCGGGAGTATTCCTGCGTGTACTCCAGCGACTGACCGGCGGTCTGCATCCGTTCGCCGACCTTGGTCATCACGGCTTCAGTG